TAGAAGCGCTGGCCAGTTTCACCCTCCGCGCCCTCCTGCATCTTCTGGATGCCGATATTTTCAAGTAAGCCGCGTGGCTTTTGCTGGTTCATCATCGGTTTAGTCTCCGTTTCGGATGTCTGTGTCGGCGCGAGTATGCCATTGGGCGACTTGCCAAGCGCACGCATAGCGTCGTCGGCAACGGCCCTGTTCTGCCGGGCTCCAGCAAGCTCAACCTGCCAAGGCTCCCAGCTCATAGGTACGTCCAAACCAAACCTAGACGCGTTCTCTTTTATCCACTTTGCTTGAGGGCTATTCGGGTCGCGAAGTAACCCCCCGCTTGCAGATGCAAAATCAACAGCAACCCCCTTGTTGTGCATTGACCTTCCGGGAGGGGCTACCCACTTGCGAGCAGCCTTCGGTGAGCCATATTTCTTCAGTGCTGCGGCATACAACTCGGCCTGCTTTTCTGGAGACCTATAAGCCGACGTAATTGAAAGCGACTGTGGCCCAATTTCCTGCTCGGCCGCTGCCAGCATGTCAGCCAGAGCAGACGAAAATTCAGGTTTAAGACCAGTAAAGCTGTCGGGACGTTGAGCGCCGCCTACCGCATATCTACTCCAGTCAACCATTAAGCCATCTCACCCATTAGCTCACGATAGTTTACGCGAAGGTAGCCATCTTTGCCACGCTTAACCAAGTGCGGATGCGTTGCTTTAACCTCATCAGCCATAACGCCATACGTCGGCTGCTTTGGATCGGCAATCCGCTTGCCCTCGTCATTCCAATTCCAGTTATAGAAGTTGAATCCGCCGACCTTGCCAGCGGGTGTGACGTCAGTTTTCAAGCGAACGTCAGAAGCTCCAAATGCCGTTGCACCCAAGCTAAGATAATCAAACAGACCCGGATTCTTGCTTTGCGTGGTCGTAGACTGGCTTGGCGTAGCGCCAAGTGCCGCCAGCGGCGCTGAAAGCGAAGCCATTGGTGCGCCTGTGTAGCCTGCATATTGGCCGCGTGCTGCGTCGATAAGTGCTTGCTGCAAACCTTGCTGCATAAGACCCTGCTGAGCTTGGTTCTGCTGGATAGTTTGGCCAGTGTTGAACGCCTGATTGCCAAGCTGGCCCAATTGCGCCGAGCCACCCATTTGAATGTTTTGCTGGTTTTGAGCTGCGTTAAGCGCTGTGTTAAACCCTTGCTGCTGCAAGTTACCAAACGTCTGCGCGCCTTGACGTGCGTAAGCCTCGTTAGTCAAAGCATCAGCCACGCCGTGACGTGAGCCGCCAAAGGCTCCCGCAGCACTCGCCTGCGCGCCAGTGGTGTTGGCTGTCATCTGGCGCTGCCGCTCAAGGTCATTGAGCGTGTTTCCCGTAACCATTTGGGTGTACGGGTTTGCAAACTGGCCGATGTTGGGGCCAGCCATTGCCTGCTGCGTACCCTGCATGGCCTGCTGAAGTCCACCAGCCGCTGCTTGGTTTACGTTAAAGTCGCCTTGTGGTGCCAGCGGAGCGTAACCGCCCTGTGGCGCTTGGCCCGGCCGACCCTGACCCATTGCTGAACCCGCCATTAGTTATTACCCCCGAAAAAATTTCCTATTGAAGACAAGCCGCCTCCACCTGAGTAGTCGCCACCTTTGACGCCGGGGCCACCGCCGTCAAACATGTCTCCAAATGATGTGTAGCCGCCGACGCCATAACCAGCAGAACTATTTGGATTTGGGCCTTGAAACGTGTTGAATATACCATCAGAGCTGGACGAAGTTGGCGCTGAGTAAGGGGCTGGCCCGCCACTGCCGCCTCCGGCAGAAATGCCGCCAAGGTCAGTACCTAATGAAAACGACTTAGTGTTTAATCTGTTTCCCGCCTGCCCTGTCACTGGGTCAATGAAGAAGCTGTTTATGTAATCGTACTGGCCCGGACGCGCCGCTGCCAGTTCGTCGATCATACCCTGATAGATTGGCTGGGATGAGTAACCGCTAACACCGCCAGCATATTCAGTTGGCGCGTCCATGCCGCCCATAATGTTTTGCTGGGACATATCGCCTCCAGCCATTCCAAACGCGCTAGCTGAATCCGCTACGTTCTGGAATCCAGCCTGCTGCATTGGCGTAAACGCCGCAACGGTTGGACCGTACTCTGGCACGTAACCCATGCTGGAAATGTCATCTGCGCGCGACAAGTTGCGGCGCGCTGCATCCTCAATGTACTGAGGGACTGTGACTTCGCTCGTTTGTGAGCCGCCTTTTCCGCCTGACATTACTCGAACTCCTTAATGTATGAGGCGTGCTGGGCTTTCCAGCCGTGTGCCTTTAGTGGTTTCTTCCAGCCAAAACGGCCAGACATTGTTAAAGCGCTGCAACCTTGTGCTTTCGCCCAGTCTATCACGTCTTTGTGCATATCCATAATTTGATCCAGCTCACCGCCACCCAGAAATACGTTTAACACCGATTTCTTCGGGTATATCACGATTTCTGTGACGATGCACCCCCTTGGCGTTGGCCAAAGCTGCAACACACCCTTATGCAATCCCTCGACAATATCGTCAAAGTCATGCGTGCCGCCGCTGTACTCAAGTGCGGCTTCAATCCAAGGCTTGCAGCGGCTGATCTCACTCATGCGTTTACCCTTGATAGAGCCAGCGTAGCCGCAGGTGTAGCTGGCGCAAACGCGTTGGCCGCGTGGTGCTGCAAGCTGCCATTGGTGCTGTCTGTAGCCCAATACGCCTCAAGGTAATCTCCAGCATTTACGTTGAAGATTTGCGTGCGGGATATAATCATTGTCGCGTTGTTTTGGTGCAGCGTGTTTTGCATTGCACTATCAACAATGTCTACTCCGTTCAATTTTGGCCAGAACCAAAAATTGACTGTAGAACCTGACGATGAATGCGTCTGAGCCGTAAAGCTCAGTGTGTACGCGCCACCCTCAGTGAAAACAACGCGAGACGATGGAGTGCCTAGCGTAACACCAACGCTACCCGCCATGATTGCAAACGTCAGCGGGTAGGCCGTATTGGCCGACGCTGCTGTTACATCAGACGTAATCTCAAGGTGAGCCACGCCGTTGGCTAGAACAACCTGACGCCACTCGTTGCCTTTGCTGACAACTGGATAGCCAGCAACTTCATCCCACAGCAAGACGCCGTTTTCAGACGGGTTGTCGTCAGATGACTTTGTGAACAGTCTGGGAAGCTGGCGGGAAAGGTAGCTTGAAAGCTGCCTGCCCCACTGCTTCCACTCTGGGCCAAGTGGCGGGAGTACTGGTGCTGGCATTAGCGTTTGCCCATTGGTTTTGCGTCGATCCGCATTGTGCCGACCCTCCACTGCGCAAGCCTGTCACCCTCGACCAGCATACGCACCTGACGCCCGCTGAAGCGAACCGATGTAGGGTTAGATGGATCGTAAGGCCCGTACACCCGCTCCTCGTCGTTCGGGTGGAAGCGTGTCTTAAATGAAACATCCACGTCACCCTGCGACTGCTCATCTGGGATCAATTTGGTCACGCTCATTGTTTGCTCGCCGGAACCCAATGATATTGGCCCTGTCTCAGCGAACACTCTGTCGCCGTCCATGTTTAGGCCGACCTCATGCTCTTTCAGGTCAGACGCCTCGGTGGTCATAAATGGGTACTTGAACACGCCGCGCTGCACGCCTGATGTTCGGTTCATGTCGCCCACCATCCAGTGCTGCTCCTTGTAGTCAAACGCAACATACCTGTCGATTTCAGTGCTGTCGCCAGAACAATAGAACCACCAGATTTCGCCATATTGGCCGTTGTTGAACGCCCAAATTTTGCTTTGCTGCGCCGTGTTCATGTCACCGAACACGTAGTCGTGAACCTCGCAAGGCAGCTCGTTGACTGAGTTGCCGTCAAACATGTAAAAACCACGTTGGCCCATCCAGAACACGCCCACGTCTACGTCTGCCGCACAGAGGCGTGAAATAGCCCCGCAGGACGTGCCTACGCGCTCAAAGCCGTAAACGTATGGCGGGCCTTGGTATCGCGCTGTGTGGGCGTCTACATCGGTTATGATGAGCGTCTGACCCTTGGTCCGGGTAGCAAGCATAATCTGGCCAGACGTTTGCAGCTCGATGTCACCAGCCTCGTTTGTCGCCGCTGGTGTCCAGAGCGTGTTGTCCTCGCGGTCACACCAAGCCACTTTGCGCGGATTGCCACCCGACCCAAGCGCGAAGATAAATCGCTCTTCTGTTACGATAATGCCGAAGTTATCAGTTGGCGCGTTGGCGACGACAGCAGCGTCTGTGCCAGTGTTTAGCTGCCACTCAAGTATGCGACCGTCCTCGACATTACAGGCGACAAGATACTCGCCCCAGTTATCTAAGCTCCATGTAGTTGCCTCGGAAAAGTTGCCATAGTCAGGGCGTGGCGTGCCGTAGTAGCCCGTGCCGTAAAAACCAAAACCGTAGCCCGTTTCGACTTCTGCGTCGGCACGGCCAGCGGCCAAGTCTGATGGCGCAACGTCGTACACCGTGTTGGAGCCAGCCATCACATTAAGCTCGGTGTGAGACCCGCCAGCCAGCCAAGCTGTGCCGTCGTTAGCTTCCCACGAGTGCATTCCGCGCGTTGGGTTTGCGCTAAAACCCACCTTACGGTTCTGCCAACCGCCAATGGGGCGGAGTGAGCCGTCACGCCAACGGACAAGTGAGCCATCGCGCCAACGGCCAGCAGCATCTAAATCTGTGCCGTTACGGTAAAAGCCAGCGGGTATGGTTAGCGGTATGAGTGTCATCTGTAACCTACTCTGGCTTAGTTGGCCAATTTACGCTGTGTGGGAAACCGTCTTGAACTGTAATGTCTAGCAACTCTATGCGGTAGGACGACCACTCAGACTGCTTTGCCGTAGTAAGGCCAGCCCAACGAAGGGGGTTAGATACCACCCTATCTACAACGTAAAGTTTCTTTGACCTTTTTGCTCGGACGTCCTCCGCAGCTTTCTCGTCGTGCAGAGGTTGGTTCTTCACCCAAACGCCATCAACTAGGTCAAACCACTCATGCGCCCTGCGAGGGACTTCGGTAAAACCCGTGGGATTAACCCCAGGGTACATTAGCTCAACGTACTCTCCGTTGTCGTCTATATAATACTTATGTGACATTGTGCATATCCTTAATCTAATATGTTCTGGTAAGAGCTACTGTTTACGTGGTCTACATGAGACACCTTCCAGTAGTGTCCAGCGGGAACAATCACGTATGAGGGGTTATCGAGGTCGCCATCACGGTCAGCTTGAAGAATGGTTGCATAATTGGACGTAGACGGACCTACGTAAACAGTAGCACCTTGGGTGTAGTAAGCCTGTATCATAATAGCTTTGATGGAATTGTTGTGATACCACGTCTCAGCAGCCCGACCTGTATCGGCCCTCCAGCTTTGTCCCACTCCAATAGAAGTGTCAGCCACACTTGCTGAATTAATACCAGTAATGTGTCCGTAAGTATCAAGCGTGATGTCTTGGATGTAGGTACTGCCAGAGTTGTCCACGCTGTCTTGGCTAGAAGTGTCAGCGTGGCTGATTGTTACAGAACCACTTGAGCCGCCGCCAGCAATACCGCTACCGGCCGTCACGTCGGTGATTTCGCTTTTGTCGTCTAGCTGGGCTTGGATGCCGCTAGTCACGCCGTCGATGTAATTAATCTCAGCAGCAGTCGCCGTAACACCGTCCAAAATGTTAATCTCAGCAGCGGACGCAGTAATATCAGTGCCGCCGATTGTCAGCGTACTAAGGTCTGGCGCTACCGTGCCGGCGGTGCCGTTAAGGGCGTCAACAATGGTATCAAGCCCGGTGTTGATCGTAGCTCCCCATGTGACCTCGCTGCCGCCGACGGTCGGTTTCGTAACGCTAATTGCCATTTGGCTCTTCCTCTTCGGACAAATCTTGCTTCAACATACACAAGTTTTGCGGTTATTGCTAGTCAGGCTTAGTCGGCCATGTAATGCCCGTTGGAAAGCCAGCCTGTTGTGTCAAATCGCGCAGAGATTGACGGTAAGCCAACTCCTCTACCGTAGCAAGGTAGTCGGTCAAACCAACGTAGTCGGTCTCAGCTAACAGGGAGTTCCTGTGCTGACGTACGAACTCAGCTTCCATTGCTAGAGCCTCAGCCCCTGAGGGCATTGGGCGGTCATCTGGACGAGTAGTCTCTATCTTTGTAGATAGGTTTATTTCTCTAATCATTTTCTATTCCTATTCGTATGAGATGCTCATGTTACCAGCGTTGAAGGTTCCACCTGAGATTTGCACCTGAGTGAGTTCCCCTGTGAGTGTCTTAGAGCCGCCACCAGTAGCCACGGAGCCAGTAGTGTTCCTCGTGCAGGAGTGGGAGGAGGCCCACTGGTTTCCAGTTATGCGAGTTAAGACCATGCTACCGTGTGTTACGTTAGATGTTACTGTTCTCAGTATGTTAAAGCTAACAGTACTCCCCCTACTACCACCGCTATGGGTCGAAGACGACTGATAACCAGTGGTTTCTATTCCACCGCTATCACCTATCCGAACCAGTAAATCCGTCGCAGCGTTGTGGATTACGCCTCCGAAGTTCAGAGTTACCCTGTTAGTACCAGCAGGGATGCCCGTGAAGCTAATAGCAGTACCACTTGTTGTGGCAACAGAGGCGGCTAGCGTGAAACTCGCAACACCTGTCAGAGCAGAGCCATCAATAGCTGGTAATGCACCTGTAAGGTTAGCTGAGGTAAGGCTAGTCAGACCTGAGCCATCACCAGTAGACGTAAGCAACTCACCAGCTGCATCAGGTAAAGTAAGGGTTCGGCTTGTATTGCTGTTAGGTGAGGCTAGGGTAAACGTACCTGTGCCACCACCATCAGGTGATAATGCTATCTTGCTCATGCTGAAGGCTCCTGTGGCCATGTAATGGTGGTGGGGAAGCCAGCCTGCTGTGGGACAGCCAGTAGGTCAGTACGATACTGAGACCATGCTGTTTGCTGGTCAGCCGTTAGGTCAGCCCAACGCAGTGGGTTAGATACAAGTGGGTCAACGACTGTAGCTAGGATGTTGTCACGTTCACTGCGAACCTGTGCTGCTGTGGTTGCGTCTAGCTCTGCTTGAGTAGCTGCAACGTATGCTGTGAAATTAGAGCCGATGAGAGCCATGACCTCTGCGTTGTCGATGGTTGGGTCTGTATCCGCAGGGTTGACACCATATGGAATCCAACCGTGTTGCGGATGGTTGATCTCTACTTCCATGAGGAGGTTGTCAGACCCGAGGGCCCGTGCATTGCGGACTTCTGTTATTACAATAGTCATTATGATATCCTTACGAACATGGTTACGGGTTGCTCGTCGTGTCCCGAAGACGGGATTGGCGTTTGGCCCATGCAGCGCCAAGTGCCACTGAGTGCAGCTACGTTGGTATCCACCACACCAATAGAATTGCCTGATGAGTACTTCACTGTTCCGGTGGCAACGATCGCTGCCGCACTGGCAAAACCAGCGGGGTATAGGCTCGTACCAGCGTAAGTAGTCCCAAAGATGAACTGAGCGGCTGCAACGTCGGACCCCGTAAGTGTCGCCCAGACGTAAGTCCCGATAGCGCCAGCAGTTGTTGAGGCTCCAACCCCTGTCAGAGCAGAGCCGTCGATAGCTGGAAGTGTACCTGTTAGCCGAGCAGCTGGAAGACCATTCGGAAAGTCAGGTGCGCCTGTGCCAGCTTCATCTGTGATTTCGTCTACTCTAATATTACTCATGCTGAAGGCTCCTGTGGCCATGTAATATCGTTAGGGAAGCCAGCTTGGTTTGTTATGTCACGTAGGGCCTGACGATATGTTGCCCATACTGCTGGGTCTACAGGCGCATCGGCTATCTGTGTCCAGTCTGACTGGCTCAATAGTTCGTCTCGTTTATACCTAGCTTCAAACGCAGGGTCCACTGGGTCAGGCTCAGAATCAGCTTCTGGGACTGGAATGTCCTCTACGGTCCAAGAAGAGCCATCCCACCGTGCTAGTTGTTCGTCTGTTGTTGAGGGTGGGGCAGTCTTAACACAACCTGCTGGAATAAGTGTGTTGCTTGCATCCATTGGGTCTTGGTCTGCTGTTGTGGTGCCTACAAAGACACCATCAATGTCGGTTTGATATACGTTCATATCTGTGTCTCCTTAGTATTTGATACAGGCTAAAAGGGCTATGTTACGTGGGCGGGTCTCTGTGCCACCAGTAGCCGACACTAAAGCAAAGTTGCCCGGATTGCCGCCGTACGCATACCTACCGTATGTGCTTGACCCACTATACTGCGCCCCCCAAGGCTCGTCAGAAATTCCGTTCTCTGTTTTTGCGTTCTGCATATGCTGGTGGCTACCAAACTCATCTGCCTGAGACGAACCAAAGCTCCGCCCACTATCCACACCACGACTATCATCCCAGCCACGCATAAACTCACCACGAAGGTCAGGCACGTTGAAGGAACCAGAAGAGCCACCGAAGGTATAGCCGATGGCTGCAAACAAGTCTGCGTATGTAGTGGTACTGAGGGATGCACCGTTAGCTTTGATAAAGCCTGTAGGCGGTGTGTTAGCTGCGTGGTAGATAACAGCACCTGCGGGTGTGCCTGCTATACCTGTAAGGCCAGAGCCGTCTCCATCAGGTTGTAGTGCAGTAGCAGCCAAAGCACCCTGTGCAGCCGTGGCAATGCCTGTAATGTTAGAGCCATCAAAGTCAGGTGCTGCCGTACTATCAATGTCAGGTGTCGTGATACCTGTTGTTCCGTTTAGTACAATACTCATAGCACGACCCACCTTCCGCCTGTCTCAATTGTAACTGTGACCCCACTATTGATAGTAATTGGTCCCGCAGTCATTGCGTTCTTAGCTGCAACAATAGTGTAGCTGGATGCTACCGCTTGATCATTCTCATAGAAGATACCGTCTGCCGCACCACCGCCAATGCTGCCCCACTCAGTGCCGTTGTATCCCTCGAAGGATGTATCGGTTGAGTTGAACCGCAAGGCACCTGTTGCTGGTGAACCTGTACGCTGTGCCGTTGTACCTGACGGTAAGTTAGCTTGACCTGTTGTGGCTGTCGTAGGCACAGCAGTATCCGCCTTAGTGCCTTGTGCCGCCGTAGCATAATCTGTTGATGCTGTAGTGGCCGCAGTGCCGAGGCCAAGGTTAGTCCGAGACGCAGCAGCATCGGCAATGTCAGACAGGTTGTTTGCAATAAGCAGAGTGCCAGCGAGTGAAGCATAAGCGACGACCCACGAACTTCCCTCGTACACTTTCATCGCGTCATCTGTTGTGTTGAAGTACAACGCCCCAGCAACAAGAGCATTGCCATCGTTGTCGAGCGCAGGGTCTGAGGCTTTCTGGCCAAGGTAGCGGTCATCAAAGCTGTCCAGAGCAGCTAGAGCCGCATCCTTGGACGCCTGTGCTGATGATGCACTTGAGGCTGCATTGCTTGCTGATGTGGAAGCCTCGCCAGCTTTAGTTGTTGAGATACCAGCTTGTGTGGTGGAAGTGGAAGCGCTTGAGGCGGCATTGGTTTCAGCAGTCTCAGCGTTAGTCTCTGCTGTCTCTGCCGCTACTTGTGCGGCTTGTGCATTTGTCTCAGCAGTCTCTGCGTTAGTCTCAGCAGTCTCTGCGTTAGTCTCTGCGGTTTCAGCAGCAACCTTAGAGGTTTCACTGGCTGTGGCGCTTGTAGACGCACTGGTTGCACTGGTGGATGCGTTTGTCTCGCTAGTGGATGCAGCCGTTTCACTTGCCGCAGCAGCGTTTTCCGATACTAGAGCCGCAGCAGCACTTGTAGCAGCCTCTGACGCTTTGGTCGTTGCGATGCCAGCCTGTGTGGTGGCTGTGCCAGCAGATGCAGAGGCGTTTGCTTCAGCAGTCTCAGCATTTGCTTCCGCAGTCTCAGCATTAGTTTCCGCAGTCTCAGCCGCAGTCTCACTCGAAGCAGCCGCAGAGGCGCTAGAAGCCACCGCAGAGGCCGATGAGGCTGATTGGGTGGCGGATGTGGCCGCAGCAAGCTTGGATGCTTCAGCAGCGGCCTCAGAAGCGGCTGCTGCAACAGCAGATGCTTCGGCTTCGTCAGCAAAGCCGCTGATGTTGTTTACTTCCGTTTCGCTGGTCATGCCAGCGGACTGAGACCAATTAGTTGTGGACATTAACGCGGTATCCCCATTCTTAGAGGCCCAGCAAGTTGGCCCTTGGCGCTTTCGAAGTTCAACTTGTCCATTCCGCTCTGATAAAGCGAAGCCCAGACTTGCGCGCGGGCGTCGTCGCTAAGATACGGCGCGGAGTGAATAAGCGAACCATACAACAAAACGTCAGGCGCGTCACTCAGCAACCAGTTGGTTGGCGCTGCATCGCTAAGTGCAGGCACGCGCGCATAATACAGCAAGTTTATGTCAGTTGGCGCGGATGGCGTAGGGTAAAACTCAATTTGATCCGCCGTTGAGCGAATAAAACGTGGCTCAGCAGGAATATCACCTATAGAACGACGCTCCGACATATCAGACGCAGAAATTGTTTGCAGCATCGCCCCGGATGTCAACGTAACCAGCCTTAACTCAAGCCAATCGTTGGGCAGATTCTCGTAGCGCTCATCGGCAGACGTTGTGACGCGCTTTTCCTGCTTCCAGTGACGCAAATCACGCGAAATCTGCGCTTCGGCCAGCGAAATGAACGTCGGAATGACCGATGCCATGTCATCGCGGTTTAAAAAGTCAGCGATTGCCGTCTTTAGGCCACTGTAGGTTGTAATGCTCATTACTTCTTGCCCTTCTTGTTTAGGCACTTACGGGCGCGCTTACAGGCAGCGGGGGTGGGGCAACCCTTGCAGGTTTTGAATACTGGTGCCTTCATTGGAGTAATCCTTGTTGTTGGCGTTGCTCTTCTTCCATCATCGCATTTAGCAGGCCAACGCCGCCAATGCCTGCTGAAAGATTGCGCAAATGCTTAAATTCTGGGTCAAAGCGGGCGAAACGGGAGCGGACGTTGGATGGGTCGTAACTAACACGCACATTGGAGCCAGCTCCCTCCACGCCCTTTAGGCCAGTAAACCCGGCCTCCTTGAATATAGGTGTCAAATTGGCGTTCCCAAAGGCGTCCTTCAATCTAGCCAGAGTGTTTTGCCCCTCCGCATAGCTGTCAATGTATACTGACATTTTGGGGTCATTCTTGCTTTTAATAAAAGCGCTGTCACCGCCGTCTCGCAATTCAACATCAAAGTCAGACCCTTCAAACGCCTTTGCAATGCGAGATACATTTTGTTTGCCCGTTTGTGCTGTTAGGTCAAACTCTCCAGCACCTTTCGTAACAAGGGGGATTACGCTTCCGCCTTCGGCATAGACGCGATCACCATAATCGTCAGTGACTTTAGGGACATACCTGTCGGCACGACCCGTATTTTGGGTTGTGTAAAACCCCTCACCCAGCACGTTTTGCTTTTCGCCAAGTTTGCTTAGATCAACCCCCACAATGTCAGAACCCGTGCCATGAAAATAGTCGGGATCGTACCCTTGCCGCCGACCTGCCCGACTAGCCTCATCCATTGGGAGCGGCGTGTTGTCGTACATATACGTGTCGTCAGCCAGCGCCATCATATCTTCAGTCACGTCGCCAGCATTGCCCGCTGCACGCATTTCCAAGACCTTCTGGGCCATTGCTTCCGCGTCGTTGCGTGGTGTTGGGTCTGACCTGCCACCACCCATGAGCGAGTTAGACCGCAGCGCACCTTGAGGTGACGTGGCCAGCAACCCGCCGCCCATTGCCATGCCTGCCGTACCCATTGCCGCGCCTGTCATCTCGTCAGGACTAAGCAAACCACGGTAGGCGTCGAGCGGTGCCTGTACGGCCTCACCGCCACCTTGCAGCAATCCCCTGATGCCATTCCAGATAGCAGGGCGCAGCGAACGCATAGCGTCGCGGCCCGTTGCCCCTGCAGCCTTAGACGCAAATCCGCCAGCAACAGCCTGCTGACCGTCAGCCAAGCCGCCATCTGGTAGTATGTTGGTGACGTTATTTTTCTCACGGTATTGCTGACGTAAAAAGCCCGCGTTGCCGCCCCCGTCTGGATACATTTCCGCCAGATAGGCGTTAAAATCTCGTGGTGTGAAGTCTAACGGGTTCATCAGTAGCCCGTCACGCCTTGGGACCGTAGATAGTCAATGATTTGGCGCATTTCATCAGTTTCAACGCCCGGCGGATAAGGCATTCCGCCCTCACCGCGACCCGAATACAC